TCTACCTAAAAGGACCTTACCTGATCCAGGATAAGGTGCAGTAGATTCAACATGGATAGTCTCAGCGCCAGTGGTGACATCATTAAGAATACCCGACAAGTTATAGACAACGGAATTCAGTGACTGTCTATTTCTTGCTGTCTTAATAAGATTAGTATCTCTAGTAAAGATAACTTGAGGTGGGGTTACATAACCGTCACCACCTGCTAATAAGTCGATGTTGTCAATAACACCAAGATTAATATATGACTCTGCAATAGCACCAGATCCACCACCACCGATGATTTGAATCAGAGGGGGATCTTCAAAAAACTCACCTTGATTAGTGAGTGTAATAGCAGTAACCTTACCAAACTGATTGACACCAGCAACACCAGTTGCACCTTGTCCACCACCACCTGAGATGATGATATTAATGTCTTCTTCAGTATAGTTTCTACCAAACTCTTCAATTGATAGACCTGTAACCAATCCCGTGATTGGCACCAACTCAGATCCAGACCCACCACCACCTTTGATTTCTGCATTAGCAGCAAAGTATTCATCACCAAATTGAGTCATTTGGATGAAGTCGATTGCTCCAGTATCCTTAAGGAATACCTTACCTTCAGCAGGCACGGTAGCATTATCGTCTCCGATTTCTAGTCTTAGTGGATCATATCCTTCACCAGGATCCAACACTTCCACTGCTGTAATCTCACCATTGTCACCTTCAATGACAGCTCTTAAAACCGCATCTCTGATAGGTGTGCCACAATTACCAATACGGAGTCTAGGTGGATCAGCGGGGTCATACCCACTTCCACCATCAGTAACATAGACTTCTCGTACCCCGTAAATACTATTAAATATAGGGAAAATTGAAGCGCCAGATCCAGGGACTACTCTTGACATTAGACAACCACGAGATTACCGACCATTCCAGAGTGAATGGTGCATTGATAGACATATGTTGTGCCTGCTGCAAGGGTCATAGGCACGGTCCAATATTGGACACCCTCTTGTGATCCAGTCACACCAGCAGTTACGGCAGATCCACCACTTGTCTGTCTTAGAGCAAATGGGTGAGCAGACATAGTGGTGTTGTTAAATCTGTATGTGAAACCACGATAGACATAGATTGTTGGGTTTCCACTTCCACTCCAACCATTATTGCTAAATCCATAACCACCACTTGTGCTACCAATAATCTCAAAACCAACAGCAGCAGATGCAACCGCTTCAATTTCACCACTTACATTAGTAATGAAACTCTGATTCTCTGACAGAGACTGACCACTAGCAAGAAACAATTCAGCAGCAATGCTGACGGTATTAGCAGTAACAGTTGTTGTTACACCGCTTCCACCACTGACTGCCAATGATCCAGTAGTGGAGTTAGAAGTAGTAGTGCCACTATCACCAGTTACTGTCGCAAAAATGTTTTGATCAACGTTAGGGGAATCGTTAGTAACTGTAAGATTCTCACCAGAAATTGCTGTGCTAACTCCAGTGCCACCAATAATATTGATAGTTGTTGTAGCAGTTCCTGCAGTTTTAGATCCAGAATCAGACCCAATAACCGAGAAAAGATTTTGATCAGGAGCACCAAGCGCCCCAGTCATATCAATCGTTACCGTATCACCAGCAATAGATGTGGAGATATTAGTGCCACCAGCAATAGTGAGCACGTCAGTAGCAGCACTCGCTGTAGTAGATCCCGAATCAGCATTAATACCTTCAAATAAATTTTGTGTAGTGCCACCACCACCGCCACCTCCAGATTCGTCATTATCTGGATACCAGTTGCTATTAACAGCAGACCACTTGAGGACTTGACCATCAGAAGGACCACCGCCGACTGTCATGTCAACGTCAGCAATCTCTCCAATAGAAGAAGTGGTATCAATTATTTGGACCCAAGCACCACTATGTGCAAAGTAACCATGTCCTTCACTATGGGCATGAGCAAACATACCATGATGGTTTGATGCATCTGGGAGACTTGAAACGTCATCAAAATGGTTAGACCATTTTAGTTTTCCATCAGCACCATCAATATAAGTAAGAGCACTTCCAGTACCCCCTGTCCAAAACTTAATATCACCGCTACCATTAGGTTTAATAGTAACGTCTACATTATTAGAAGAGGTGATATCAAATCCACCAGTATCTAGATCTGCACTCAAGGAATCAAAATGACCCTCAGCAAATTGAGATCCATTCCACTTCAATACTTGTCCAGAAAGTGGTGTCCCAACATTCACAAGTAAATTAGTGTCGTTGCCGAGAGCGGTATAGATTTCGTCAATTACACTATTAAGTTTAATAGCGCCATCTCTAAGACTATCACCAGTCCCGTCATTAGCTGACGATCCAATGCTAAGGTTTTGCTTTGCCATGGTTAGGTAATTTCTACAGTTTTATTTAGGTGCCATCGAAGGTTTGTGCCGTAGAGTCAAGAGTGCCCTGCGTGCTATCGAATCTATTTGATGTAGATCCACTACCACCACCAGATCCAGCAACAGTTAATACTGCAGCTTGAGAGTCTAGTGGAGAATTGGATGATTGTATTGATACTCCAAGTGGACCAATAATACGACAACGGAATCTATACCCTGTCATATATGCAAGTGTGCTTATAGTATATGAGTTTGTAGTTGCTCCTGTAATAGCAGCAAACGCAAAACCTCCGTCAGTAGATCTATACCACTGATAAGCAATGGGTCCATCTTCAGGCAACACTCGTGCTTGGACAGAGAATGTGGCAGTCTCCCCAACATTTGCCGTAGCATTTTGTGGTTGGTTGATAAATTGCAACGTGGGTACAACAGGACCCCCACCTTCACCACCACCTGAGGGAGGTGCTTGCACGGGTAGAAGAGTAAATGCTGTATTAATACTTTCCCTAGTTGTTAAACCAACCATATATGGGAATTGTGGTGAATCAACATCTTCGGAATCTACAGATAGGAAATATGCATAAGTGCCTGACTGAAATTCGGGTGTAATGCAGAATCTTCCATTGTGGTAATCTAAGTCACCGCCACCTTCAATATACTCCCAGTCCTGCATTAATGACCCTGCAGGGGGGTTGTTAGTGGTGCTACCATAATCTGGTCTCCCTGCTACCTCAAGTGCCTTTGTGGAATACGCAGACTGCATAGGACGGGATCCTGTAAGGTTATCCCATGGTAGGTCATAACCGTAAGGACCATAGATTGGGAATCCATCAAAAGCATACCCAATGATCTTAGAATGTCCATCGGGATGCCTAAGATTGTCTCCATTATATTGTGTCGCACCGTAGTAATCATTATATCCTGCCATCGATGATCCATCTCTCCAGCAATCTAGAAAGTGACCATCGTGATAGTGATACTGACCATTTTGCTCAGGGTGTCCACCGCAATTGTCGTCTCCAAAATCTACAGGAGAGTATTCATAGTGAGCATTCCAACTGAAACCAGAGGGAGGATTTCCACCAGTGCCAGCACTAGGATTAAACAAGGCAACGCCATTAGCAGCGATGCCAATAGTACCCAAAGGAGTTGAAGATCTTGCATTTCTCTGGTCATAGTAACTATATGTCCCTGACGTTAAGGACTCTTGATCTTCCATGATCAAGTCCAACCTATCATCAGTTGCCAACCAACATTCACCTGCAATTGAGGTAAATTGTGTGCCCATGTAAAGGAATACTTTTTTAATTCCATCACTGAAGACAAACATAAGTCTGTCTCCAACTTGTATCTGGTTACCTACACCAAATAAACCATTATCATCTAAGGATAATGCTATGGATCTAATGAATCCATCTTGCGCCCAGGTATTAACATCGAACGTGCGACTAATACCAAAAGTGCCACCACGATAAATGAAGGCATGATCGAAATCTTGCGCTGTTACCGTATGGGGGTTGTTGCTATTGGGAAACGTGCCATAACTCACAGGGGTGGGCAGATTGTCTGCCTCCACCGTGAGTATGTCAGTGGCATCATTAAAGGTTGCTGTTGCCGCCATCGTTTTACTTTTATTTAGATGTCATCGAAGATTGATGCTGGGTTGAAGTTACTAATTACAGTAGCTCCAGTCTGCACCGTAAGTACTGCACTCAGTGAGTAGACAGGCGTTGCACCCGCTGCAGTGATTGCAACACGATATTCATCACCATCATCTGCCTGTGCAGCAATACCCGTATCGAGTAATGATTGGTTAGCACCAATGATGTTGCTCCATGTCTGTGTGCCATACTCCTTCTTCTGCCACTGGTAGTTGCGTTGCTCATTGTTACTGACCGTTGCAACCACTGAGAATGCAGCAGTCTGACCTTGGTTAACGGTGACGTTAACAGGATCTTGTAGGATGGCAATTGCGCCAGGAGTGATATTGCTTCCAGCACTACCTTCAGGTCCCTCACCTGCGTAGATATCGAAACCACCGTTGATGGGTGTGCCTGAAGGAGTTACAAAGTCATCAGGGACTGTGTTATCAATTGAAACAATAGGACTAGAATATCCAGATCCTGGTGTCTTCACGTCAATTCTAGTAATACCCATCAATGCCTTGATGCGACCATCAAAACCTGAAGATGAAATTACATCCACGTTGGGGCGTGAATTATAACCATCACCAGGATTTGTAAGAATTGCACTTTCAATTTGACCAGATCTAATCTCAGCAATTGCTGCTGCGTTACGACCCTTAACAGATCCTGTGTATTCAAATGTGATCAGTGAGTTGGAAGATTCAATCAGAGCAACCTCGCGATTAAATTCTTCACCCTCAATGTAGAGTTGGTCTCCTGCTTCCACAGGTGGCACAACTGTCGCTGCAATCACGTCAGTGTCAGATCCAATGTAGGAGAATCCTACGAAGGTTGATCCTGCGCGAGGCACTTCAGCGAAGATGATTCTAGATCCAACAATCTCATATGCAACTCCAGGTTCCTGAATGATACCGTTGAGCGAAACGATGATGTTGTTTTCTGGACGAATCACGTTAGAAGAAACACCCTCAGTCAGCGTCAGCGAGTAGAATAACCCTTCACGTCTGAGGTTGAAGGACGATCGTAACGAGTCAAACTCGAAACTGATGTCATCCATCTGGCGAAGTTTACCAACGTAGTAACCAACGAATTCAGATCCGATTTCGGGCGCTTCAGAGAAGTTAATCTTGTCAGAGAATGCAACGTAGGAGTTGTTACCACCAGGAGGTTGCAGGATGCCGTTG